GATCCCGCGGCCGGTGATACGATTGGCCTCAGCCTTGAGCAGCCGCTCCTCGCGATACGTAGCGCCGACCATGCCGCCGTTGTCCTCCGGCGCGTCTGGGCTCATGTCCTGCTTCATCTTCGCGTTGCGCGTGACGTGGCAGGCGATCTCGTATTTCGCGCGCGCGCGGATGAGGCGCTCGGCGTCCGTCATCCACTTATTGCCGACCTCGTCATCGCTCGCCGGAGCCGGAGCCACGAAATACCCGCCCAGGATGATCGTGTACGCCTTGTCGGGGATGGCTGCGAGGATGAGTTCGTTGCCCTCATAGGCGAACCAGCCGGGCTGACCCATCATCTGCGAGGTCTGATTGTACATGCGGACGATCTCGGGATCCTCGCGCTTGAGCGCGAACAGCGTCACTCCCACCTGCATCAGCAGGTAGTCGAGTGATTGCACCGTCGCGATGTCTGCGAGGTCGTTGGCCGTGTAGATCGCCTGCCCGGCCACCGTCTGGAACGACTTAGCATCGTCGGGCACCGCTTCGTTAAAGCGGAAGCGCTCTTTCTGGTAGATGCCGATGGCGTCTGTGATCGCGCTGGCGATCTGTGTCGTGAGGTCGGACCGCGCAATCTCTGACGCGATCCGAGCCTTCATCGTGGCGAGGTCGCCAGCCATCCCGGCCCTCCGGAGCGGCGATTACTCTGCGTTGAGCGCCGCGGTGTGAATGACCAAGAACGAGACTTTGATGGTCCCGTTGAGCGCGCTCGATGCGTGCAGGTTTCGCACCTTGATCACTACCGAGCCAGCCGCCGGAGCGACGGTCGTAATCGCTGGCTCGACCGTCGTGTTCGTGCCGTTCTGCACGGACGCGAGCACAATATCCGCAGCCGCGATGGCGTCGTCGGTGATCGTGAGCGTGTAATCGCCACCGGCCGCCGTGGTCAGCGCCTCGGAGGTGATCACGCCGGAGGCTGCCTGATTGAGCGTCACCGCGCCGGACGCTGCCGTGCCGGTCGCGTTGACCATCGCAGGAGCGCCCATCTTGAGCGCCTCTTGCTGGAATCGCATCTCAGTGCCGGTCGTGCCGGACACGCGCGCTGCATACGCAGCCGTGCCAATGCCGATCAGCGCAACGGCCGCCGCAATGGCAAATGATCGAAGTCGAAGGGTCATCATCATCCCCGTTTGGAAAAGCCGCCGGAGAGCGATGTGCCCTCGCGGCGGCCGGTGGAGCCCGATAGCCGGTCGGCCGCCCGATTAGGACGCCCAGCCGCCTTCGTAAACGATGACGATCACAGCCTGACCCGCCGTCGCGGCAGCGCCAGTCTGCGCGTACTTCGCGTAGACGATCTTGTCGGCAGCAGCCGCGAGCGAACGGCCGAGGCCGGTGGTCACGCGGGTGACCGCGGCCGTGCTCTCATCGACGTCACCGGCGGCGATGATGTCATCGCGGGATGCGTTGGTGCCGACAGTGAGCACGTTCGTCGTGCCCGCGTTGAACGGGGTCACGATCTCAGCGAGCACGTCGACAACGAACGCACCCATCGGGAGCGACGCGTCAAATGCAACGCCTGCACCGATGCCGACGTCGTTCCAGTTGACGGTCTTTTTCAGGCTGTTGATGACCTGACGCGGGGCCTGCCGGGGAGCAGGAACGACCGCAGCGGTTCCAGTGGCCATTTGAGTTCCTTGCCTCGTTTGGTTCTGGCCTCACCCTCCCCCGAAGGGGAGGGCATCAGCCGGTGGAGCGGTCAGCCGTCAGGCCGTTAGGTGTGCGCCACGGCGTAGGTCGCGACGACCACCACGCCGTAGTCATTGCCGTTGTACTGAGTCTTCTTCAGACCCCAGATCGACCAAGCGGACACCTCGAGGCGGCGCTTGTGATCGAACAACTCCTCGTTCCAGCGGAATTTGCTGGGGGCATTCTTCTGGCCGAAGCCGATCATGCACGCCTGACCGCCGAGCAGCACCGCGCGCTTGACGTTCGGGGCGTCGGCACCGGCGCTCGAGACGCCATTGGTGACGTCAATGGCGCTGCGCAGGATCACGCCGTTGTACTCGCCCAGGGCACCCGAATAGATCGGGTTGCGGGTCGCGCCCATGCCCATGTACGCGGCCTTTTGGATATCGAGCCACTGGCCGGTCGAGGTGTTCTTCCGGAGGTCGGTGACCTGATATGGATGCAAGTACATGATGTACTTGTCGGTGAGCGTCGCGTTGAAGTCGCGGCGGCCATCGCCACCACCAGCGCCCTTCACCGCAATCGGCCGGATCTTCGGCGTCGCCGTGGTCGCGGTTTCCTTCGCCTTATCGATCAGATCGAGAGTGAAGGTGTCCGCGGCAACCAGCGACTCGTCGTTCGCGCGGCCGGACTGCCGGATGATGCGCGTGGCAGCCAGCACGGCCTGCAAGCCGGTGTAGCGCGTGTCGCCCTGCACCGTGTAGCCGCAGACCTGATTGAAGAACGTCACCGAATAGCGCTTCTGCCACCAATCCGCGAGGCCGCTCTTGGCCTCGGCGCGGAGGCTGAACGGGACGCGCTGCGCGTCGATGGTGTTCTCCGACTTCACACCGACGACGTGACCGAGTTCGTTGATGGTCAGCGCATCGTTGTAGGTCGTGAGCGACTCGCCGTTGCCCTCGGCAAGCTGGTTTTCGGTGAAGCCAGCGCCGGACAACTGCATGCGGATGCCGAAGGTAACCTTATCGCCGGGGCCCTTCTGCATCTCGGTCTTGCGGTGGATGACGGAGTTTGCGTCGTCACCGACCAGCGGGCCGATGTCGGTATATTTCAGCGCCTCGTGGTCGAGCTTCTTCGACCAGAGCTTGATCGCCAAGGCGTCATTGACGCCATAGGAGGTGATGGACATTTGGGGCTGCACCCTTGTTCAAGTTGCACGCGAGCGTGCGGTGACGTCGGAATTCGGGGTGCGCGGTTATCGCTGCGCTGCGGGGCTCCGTGGTATGCGCCGGATGCTGCGCTTGCCTGCTTAAACCGGGAGGCGTCCGACTTCGCGAAAGTGCCCTGTCTCTCGACTCGCATCTTCGCGGCATCAAATTCTTAGAACGGAAAAACCGGGAGAGTCAAACTCCCCCGGTTCGTCACTCGCCTAAACCTGCGGTCACGCGCCCATGAATTGCTGCAGTTGGGCGTCGCTCATGTGCTCGACCATGCGCTCGAATTCCTCTTGAGGCATGTTCGCGAGCCGCTCGGCCGTCATCGGGTTGGCCGGAGCACCGCCGCCTTGGCTCAGGCTCGGCTGGCGGGTGCCGCGCTGGATGCGGGCGATCTCCTCAGCCACCGATGGCGCTGCGGAAGCCGCCTGTGCGTTTTGCCGAGCGGCAGGCTGCTGTTGCCCGCCCTGCCCGTTTTGCGCGCCCTGTGCCCCAGGCTGGGCCGCCACGCCGGGCTTAAAGCCCCGCGCCTTGGCCAGCATGAACACCCGCTTGGCCGGGGACTGCCGGTTCTGCGCCGCCTCGGCCACCAGCGCCCGCTCCTCGCTCGAGATCGCGGCGCGGATGCGCTGGAGTTCGGGAGGCGTGAGGCGCTCGCCTTCGGTGATGTCCTTGCCGAAGAAGTATTGCGCCAATTCCACCGCGCGCGAGCGGATCAGGTGGTCATACGCAGCAGCGAAGTTGGGTTCCTGCTGAGCGAACACCTGCACGTCGTCGCGATAGAACTGCTTAAGCTGCTGCTCGCCCTGGTCGGCCTGCCGCGACTGCTGCTGCCCCTGCAGTTGCTGCATCATGCGCTGCCGGTCGCGCTGAGCCCACTTCACCCAGCCGAAGATATCCTTTTCCGGGTCGGGCTCGGGATCCTCATCGCGCTGTTCTTTGACCTCTTTCCGCTGCCCGGCCGTGAGCGCGTCGTTGAGCAGTTTCAGCCGCTCGTCGGTGCGCGTGAACATCTCTTTCAATTGCGCGAGTTCGCCCTCTGCTTTCTTCGCGCGGTCCTCCATGCGGGCGAACTTGTTGTAATTCACCCGGCGTGGGAGCGGCTTGCCGTCCTTGTCGACTTGGGCGTTCTGCTGCTGAGCGGGCTGTTGACCGTCCGCCTCATCGTCATCGTCGCCCTCGGCCGCCGCAAGCGCAGGGTCGGGCTGCTCGCCGGTCGCGGTCGGATCGACAATCGGTTCGACGGGCTGCTCAAGTGCGGGATCTGGCGCAGGCTCTCCCGTCATCATCGCATCGAATGCAGCGCGCTCATCCGCGCTGAATCCATCATCGAGCATCATCTCTGCCGCCGCGGCCTCGCCGCCCTGTGCAGACTCTCCGGACATCAGACACTCTCCCTTTGCCTGTGGTGAAACCTGATCGCCTCGCCCATGCGGTCAAACGTGGCCGAGTCTATCGGTCCACTGATGTTAAACCCGCCATCAACGGCGCGAAGCGAGACCCGCCCGAGCGGCGGGACTTCGAGGGGGGACGCTAACAGGATTTCGTAATCCCCGAAGCGCCCTTCCACAATTTCCTTGAGCTTGCCGTGCGCCCACCGGCGCTTGCCCGGCTCGGGCTCGGCGTCTTGAGCGACGTACGGGGCAAATTCATCATAGCGATGAATGCCCCGCAGGTGCGTTTCGAAGAAGATCTGCAAATGGCGGAAAAGCGCCGCCCGCGCGCGCGTCATTGCTGGCCTGCCATCCCCGGCTGCTGAATCGGCGTCGCCGCGTCTCGAGCGGCAGCCACGCGATCTTTCTCGGCCGCCGCCCGGTTGCGGTGATCCGCGCTGCGCGCTGCATGCGCTTGCGTGTGCGCCTGCAAGCGTTCGGTCTGCGCCTGCACCGGCATGATGCTGGCCTGGGCTCGATCCTTCGCCGCGGCCGCCATATCGCGATGCGCCCCGGCCACGGCACCGATGCTGTCGACCAGATGGCCGAGCATTTCGCGGTGATGACCGGCGGCATCCATGCCGTGCTGATGCTGTTGGTCGGCGTGCTGTCGCCGGGCATTCATGAGATCGAGTTTCGTGCCGACGACCTCGCGCGCGGCCTTTGCCCGCGAGTGATCGGCGTCTGCCCCTGCCTTGACCGCATTCGATTGCGCGGCCTGGACCTTTGCAGATGCCTCCATCGCGTCGAGGTGCGCCTTGAGTTGCCCGTACTGGCCGGACTCGAGCATGTGCTTGGCCATCGCGAAGTCGTAGAGCGCCGTTTGCTGCGTCGCGCCTGCTTTGGCGTCCTGCATTTCGGCCGTGCTCTGGTTCTTCGTGATCTCCGAGATGATGAGTTGGCGCTGCAGGTTCTTGTCGACCTGGGAGTCGGGATTCTGCTGCATCTTTCCGATGAACGACTTGATCGCTTCCACCACCCGGTTCGGCAGCGGCGAGTACTCCAGCAGCATGGCGAAGATTTCAGGGTTGGCGACGAGTTGATCCTTAAACACCGCCAGCAACGGCTGGATGATCGCCCAATTCGCCTCTTTTTGGTTCGGGCTGGTCGGCGTGTCATCGACCACCACATCGTATTCACCGAGCGTCTGCTGCTTGAGCAGCGGCAGCGCCTTGACCTCATCCTGCCCGGCCACGCGGATGATGCGGCCGTCCGAGAGGTAGTTCTGGATGAAGAACAAGCGCTTGCGGCCGACGATCTTGCGGAAACGGCGCAGCGAGTCGAACAGCGTCGCGAGCACCGTCATACCCGCCTGCTTGCGCATCATCTCGACCACGCCCGGCTGCTGCATGTCTTGCTGCCCGAGCAATTCAAGATTCACGCCGATCACGTCGCGGATCGATGACACCGCAAACTGGAGCAGGTCGACGTACTTCGCCGGGTCGCCAGCGCCGGGCTTCGGCAATATCCTCGGCTTCTCACCCGACAGCGCGCCGTTCGCGACGTAGGTGATCGTGTCGGCCTGCGCGTAGCTGTTCTCTGCTTCGCGCTGGTCCTCGAATGCGTCCTCCTCAGCAAGGATGCCGCCCTTTGCGGTCGTGTTGAGGATGTGCAGGATCTGCGCGAGCCACTTGTTCGCCCACATCTGCGGATCGCGCATCGGCCGGACGAGCCCGAACCACACCTTTTTCTCGGCGTCGCGCTCGCCAGTGATGCAAGCCCATGAGAATTGCTTATCGATGGGCGTGCTCTGCGCTTCCTGCAGCAACTCGCCGCCGAGGAAGGCAGATTTGTAGACCTTCCGGACCATGCGCACCGCGTGCACCTGAAATTGCCCGGCCATCTCCGGCGGGACCATCTTGGCGAGCGTCTGCATGCGCTTGGAGAATTGCTGATACTCGGTGGTGCTCAGCGCCACCTTGCGGTTCGTCTGCAGATCGGCAACGAGCCAATACGGCTCCTTCTCGATCCACTGCATGTTGACGATGGTGACCTCAGTCTGGTCATCGAGCGGGTCGATGCCGGAGTTCTCCGCGTCACGGATGCGCCGCTCCTCGAGCGTGCGCTCCGGGTAGTCGCCCATATTGTCATCGGCCCATCGCGCATCCAATTGCAGGCGCGTCTTGCCCGGGAACATCGCCGTGGCATCGGCAAACGGCATGCGGCGGACGCGTGACATGCGCCGGGCGTCGCTGATGTTCTTTTTCCGCGCCGTCCGGTCCCAATACATCTCAATCGGATCGACGGATTCCTCGATGTACGAGCCTTCCTC